AGATCACCGATACGCATACTTCAGCTCCCTTCTCATGTGGCCACAGTCATAGTTACTACCACCCACCCACTCGACCTTGTAAGGGTAAGCGGTTTTGTTGCTAATTTTAACAATCAAGCCAACTTCATTAGGGTTCCTGATTGTTATTCTTGTGTTATATTGTCTGAGTCTGCCGTAAGTAGACAGCATCACCAAATCACCGACTTTCACTGATCACCCTTACTTCATCCGTGGTAAACAACCTTAACGAACCATCTGGACACAGCACATCTACCACCTCGTAAACGTCACCCATCATTGAACCGAATCGAACAAGGTCGCAGTCTTTCGACAATCTTGGCCCACCCACAATGAGGCCAACATCCTCGTAGAAATCATCTGTAACTATATCACCGACTTTCACTAATCAACTCCATGTCGATCTTATCGCACAATGTGTTTCTGCCATCACGCCGCACAATCCAGCCGCCATCAGTGAATGAATGGTATCCAGCATTTCTGATAATCATGCCCACGAACTTCTGTCCGTGCTTTCCTTGAACTTTTACCAAGTCACCGACTTTCATTGTTGCACCTCAAACTCGTAGGATTTGCCATAGACTTTGGTGAGCACGGCACCTTCAATAACATGCATACCAGAGACCTTGACAGTTAGAAACTGATAACCGCCCCACTTACGGACTTCCTCCACAACACCGGGGATACCGTGAGATTTGGAGACAACTTTTGAACCAACAGAAAAAGACATGAAAACTCCTAACTACATATATAACTTAGCATACTATTTTGAGACTTACAAGGATTAGTTGTCAAGAGAATGTCAAGTATCTTCTCTTTCTCGCTCTTCTAATATCTCT